GAACTACCTCAACAACAAAGACCTACTTGCTCAAGTTGTTATGAGTAAGGAAACAAAGCCCGAACCACGCATGAGCGACACTCTCGCACGAATGTTGCAAATGTTATGTAAGCGATATGCTTCGCGTGGACAGTTCGCAAGTTACACGTACAACGAAGACATGCAAGCATATGCTATGATGATGTTAGTTCGTACGTGGAACTCTTTCAAGCCTGAAAAGAGCTCAAATCCCTTCGCTTTCTACACACAATGCATTAAGAATTCATTCATCCAATTCCTCAAGCAAGAGCAGTACCAACGTGATGTTCGCGACAAGATATTGGTAAAGCAAGGCCTCTCTCCATCACATGGATATATCGATAGGGAAAAAGGAGCTGCTAAGGAAAGAGAAAAGAAGAAAGTAAATCCACAAGAAAAAAAGAACCAACAATTAGTGGAGTGCTAAATGACAAAACTAAAGAAAGGTGCTTACTGCACCGATATCCACTTTGGGAAAAAAGCCAACTCACAAACTCATAATGAAGATTGTTTAAACTACCTCGAGTGGTTTTGTGGTAATGTGGAATCGGATCCAACAATTGATTATGTCGCATTTCTAGGTGACTGGAATGAAAACCGAAGCGCACTGAACATTCAGACTTTGAACTACTCCTATAAAGGAGCAAAGATGCTTAATAATTTAAATCTTCCAATCTTCTTCGTCATTGGGAACCATGACTTATATCATAGACACACACGTGATGTTCACTCTGTTATTCCATTTGTGGAATTCGATAACTTCATCTTGATTGATCAACCGATAATTGTTGAAACAATCCATGATACAGTATTGTTCTGTCCATATATGTTCCATGATGAATACCCTGATCTAAAGAAATATCTACATATCCCTTATTGGGCAGGACATTTTGAATTCAAGGGGTTTGTTGTTACAGGATACAATGTAAGGATGCCAACTGGCCCTGACCCAAGAGACTACAAAGGACCTGAGCACATAGTATCAGGACACTTTCACAAACGACAAGCACACGAACAGGTCGTTTATATTGGCAACACCTTCCCAATGGACTTCGGTGATGCTGGTGATAATGATCGGGGAATGATGGTATATGATCACGTTAAGAAGGACATGCTGTTTCATAACTGGGAAGTTTGTCCAAAGTATATCAAGACAACTTTATCAGATATCATTGACAAGAACGTAACAATGTATCCTCAGTCTAGAGTTAAGTGTCTTGTTGATATCCCTGTGACTTTCGAGGAAAGTACTTACCTTAGGTCTAAGTTTGTCGAAAAGTATGACCTTCGTGAATTTCAAATGGAAGAGTCTCCTGAGATCGCTAATGCGTTAACCGAAACAGAAACCTCAGTTGAACCTGGCAAACTAGAAAGCGTTAATGAGCTTGTGGTGAAAATGTTGATGGACATTGACAGCGAACACATCAACAATAAGTTACTCGTCGATATCTACAAAGAACTAAAAGTATAATATGCTTGAATTTGTTAGCCTAACCCTTCGAAATTTTTTAAGTTACGGAAACAACACTACTGTGCTCCAACTAGGACAGCCAGGCACGACTATGGTCATTGGTGAGAACGTTGACGATCCTGAAGGTCAAGGTGCGAATGGTGTTGGTAAGACTGTTATCATCAACGCGATTGCCTACGCACTGTATGACAAACCTGTATCAGATATCTCAAAAGATAACCTCGTCAACAACATCAACAAAAAGAATATGGAGGTCACGGTAGACTTCAAGCTCCGTGGAAACCATTACCGTATCAAACGAATTCGTAAAAGTGGAAAAGGAGGAAGAGAGAACTCTGTATACTTGTACGAGAATGATGTTGATATTACACTAGACAGCGTTCACAACACAAACCGAAAGATTACGAGAATCCTTGGAATCCCTCACGAACTGTTTGTTCGCATTGTTGTGTTCTCAGCTACCCATGTTCCATTCCTAGACCTTCCTGTAAAGTCACACTATGCAGCAAACCAAACTGATATCATTGAAGGGTTGTTTGATCTTACAACCCTTTCTGAAAAGGGTGTTATCCTCAAGGAACAAATGAAGGAAACGGATCAAGACTTAGAGTTGCAATCATCGCGGATCAATCAGCTTGAACGAGAGCATCTCCGTCACGAGCAACAACTCAAGGCTGCAAAAGTACGAGTGAAGACTTGGGAGCAACAAAATAAACAAGCCTTTGTTAGAAGAACAAAAAACTGTTGAAGGTGAAATTGGAAAGTTCAAACAGACGAAAAAGCAAGCAGAAAAAGACCTTGTTCATCTTCGTGACGAACGTTGCCCATATTGTTTGCAACAGTATAAAGACTCTGCACGGAAGATTGAAGAATGTGAACAAGTTGCAAAAGAAGCTTTGATAGCTGTCGCTGCACGTGATGTTACTCTTGCTGAATTGGATAATAGGATTGAAATGTTGATAACAAAGAAACGAGATCTCCAAAAACAAATCCAATTCAACGATCTCGAAGAACTAATTGAGATCAAGAACCAAAGTGTAACAATCCAAGAAAAGATTGAGGAACTCAAGACTCTTATAACCCCATTTATTGAACCTCTTGAAGAACTTGAGGCTATAAAACTTGATGAAATTGGGTATGACAAGATTAATGAACTCAATAAACTGAAAGAACATCAACAGTTCTTGCTGAAGCTGTTAACAAAGAAAGATAGCTTCGTACGAAAGGTCTTGCTGAACAAGAACCTCCCGTATCTTAATGGTAGGTTGCAATTGTATCTACAGGAACTTGGGTTACCACATAGGGTGGAATTCACTCACAAACTAACAGCTGAAATTAGCCAATTCGGTAGACCGTTAGACTTTGGTAACCTATCAAATGGTCAGCGAGCTCGTGTTAACCTAGCCTTGTCATTTGCTTTCAGAGATGTACTGACAAGCTTGCATGTACCAGTCAATATCTGTATACTAGACGAAGTTCTGGATGCTGCGTTAGATACTGTAGGTGTGAGAGCTGCATCAAGACTACTAAAACGAAAGGCCCGCGACGAAAAATTGAGTCTATATATCATAAGTCACCGTGATGATTTGAACTTTGGTTGTGATAAAACAATGACAGTTCAAATGTCAAAGGGATTTTCGTATATTAAGGAGGAATAAATGTCAGAAGAATATTTGTCAAAACGATTTGTAATGAAAAATTACTTAGGCCTCCTGTCTGATGAACAACTGGTTGAAAATGAAAAAATGGTGCGAGAAGAAAACCTAAACCCTAAGG